ATATTTCACTTCTCTTGCTGCTAAGGATTATTTTAACAACGGTGGTCAAACATTATTAGTAACTCGTATTATTAGTGGTAGTACTGGTGTTGATACTTATGCTAGTGCTAGTGTTAGATCTGTTGAAAATGCTCTTTCTACATCATTTGCTCTTGAAACTCTAGCTTGGGGTGATCAAATGAATAACAGTGGTAGTATAACTTCTGGTGCCCTAGCTAATGGTACTGCTGATAATGTTCGTTGGGAAATTACTAACGTAAACACAGGAAGTGGTGTTTTCTCATTAGCAATTCGTGCTGGTAACGATAATAGTGCTCAACCTAACTATCTTGAATCATGGCCTAACATCTCTCTTGACCCAGCTCAATCAAACTACATTTCTCGTGTAATTGGTGATCTTAAACCAGTATATAGCACTGATAGTGATGGCAACCCAGTTATTGCTTATAGTGGTAGCTATGCTAATGCTTCTAGATATGTACGTGTTAAATCTGTAACTACCCCACAAGTAGATTCTATTGATAATAACGGTCTTTACAAAGCATCAACTTATAGTGGTAGTTTACCTGCTTTAGGAAGTGGTTCAATAGGTGGTGCATTTATTGGTGGTGTTGCTGATACAAATGCTGTTAAGTTGATGAATGAAAATATCACAGCAACTAACGTACAAGGATTTGCAGCTGCTGATTACAACAGAGCCTTTGGTTTGTTGATAAATAGCGATGAATATCAATTCAATGTATTATTAGCTCCTGGTGTTACTCTTGACAACGCTGCTTCTGCAACTTTGATTTCAACTTGTGAAGGTCGTGGTGATGCATTTGCTGTTGTAGATACTAAATTATATGGTGCTACAATTTCAGCTGCTGTTGCTGCTGCTTCTGCTCAATCTAGTAACTATGCCGCAACATATTGGCCTTGGGTTCAATTATACTCTAGCGCAGTAGGAAAATCAGTTTGGGCTCCAGCTTCAACTGTAGTTGGTGGTGTATTAGCATTCAACGATCAAGTAGGTGCTGAATGGTTTGCTCCTGCAGGTTTAAACCGTGGTGGTGTTCCTTCAGTATTGCGTGCTGAACGTAAATTAACTCAAGCTGATCGTGATCAATTATATACTGTAAGTGTTAACCCATTAGCTACATTCCCTGGTGAAGGTGTTGTAGTATTTGGTCAGAAAACATTGCAGAAAAAGCCAACCGCTCTCGATCGCGTAAACGTACGTCGTTTGTTGATTGCTCTTAAAGGATATATTGGTCAAGTAGCTAATAACTTAGTATTTGAACAAAATACAAATGTAACTCGTAATAGATTCTTGTCTCAAGTTAATCCATATCTTGAATCAGTAGTACAACGTCAAGGTTTGTATGCCTACAAGGTAGTAATGGATGATACCAATAACACACCTGATGTAATTGATCGTAACCAATTGGTAGGTCAGATTTACATTCAACCAACTAAGACTGCTGAATTTATTATATTGAATTTTAACGTATTACCAACTGGCGCTACATTCCCTGCATAGGGGATGTAGTTGCTAATATTTATTAATAGCAATAAAAATTAACATAAAATGGCAGTATTAGACGCAAACGAAATAATGTTCACAGCATTTGAACCTAAAGTTCAGAATCGCTTTGTAATGTATATCGATGGTATCCCAGCATACCTTATTAAGAAAGCTAGTGCACCTGGCTTTGACGCTGGAGTAATTACACTAGATCACATTAACGTTTACCGTACAATTAAAGGTAAAGTAAAGTGGGATGATATAAACCTAGAACTTTACAACCCAATTACCCCTTCTGGTGAACAAGCCGTAATGGAATGGGCTCGTTTAGCACACGAATCAGTAACAGGCCGCGATGGTTATTCTGACTTTTACAAGAAAGATATAACACTAAACGTTCTTGGTCCTGTAGGTGATATCGTAGGTGAGTGGATTATCAAAGGTGCTTATGTAAAAACCGCAAAATTCGGTGAATATGATTGGGGTGCTTCTGAAGCAGTTAACATATCTATGACTATAACTATGGATTATTGTGTATTGAATTTCTAACCATTCCCTATACTCTTCTCAAAAAAGGCGTTTGCTTTGGCAAACGTCTTTTCTTTTTGTATATTTATATATATAAAATAAATAAAACGTTATATGGCTGAATTAAAAATTCCAACCGAATTGGTTTCATTACCTTCAAAAGGTTTATTGTATCCCGAATCATCTCCTTTATCAAAAGGACAAATTGAAATGAAGTATATGACAGCAAAGGAAGAAGATATTCTTACTAATGTCAATTATATTCGTCAAGGTACTGTACTTGATAAGTTGTTGCAAGCATTAATTATTACTCCAATTGACTACAATGATTTGTTAGTTGGTGATAAGAATGCCATTATGATTGCAGCACGTGTTTTGGGTTATGGTAAGGATTATACTTTTAAGTATACTAGAGATGGACAAGAAACAGAAGCATCTGTTGATTTGTCTTCTTTAGAAGATAAAAAAGTTGATTTCTCCCAATTTAAACGTGGAGTAAACGAATTTTCCTATACACTCCCTCATTCAGGTAACCTTATTACCTTTAGATTATTAACACACGGTGACGAACAAAAAATCGAAGCTGAAATTAAAGGCCTACAAAAAATAAGCCCAGGATTATCAGCAGACGTTACTACTCGTTTAAAATACACCATTACCTCAGTTGAAGGTAAACGTGATCAAAAAGATATTCGTGATTTTGTTGACAACTATATGATAGCCAGAGATGCAAGATCATTCCGTGAATTCTATTCTAAAATATCCCCAGATATTAATCTGACTTATTATCCTGATGGTGCAGAGGAGGGCATAGATATACCAATGTCTGTTAACTTTTTTTGGCCTGACGCCGGAGTATAGATTGTATTTGTTCTCCCAAATACATGAAATTGTATTTCATGGTAAGGGAGGATACGATTGGACTACTGTTTATAATATGCCTGTTTGGCTTCGTCGTTTTACATTTGAAAAAATTAAAGAATTTTATGAAAAAGAACGAGAAGCAATGGATAAACAGCAAAATGTTTTAACTAATGATAGTGTAAAAGATGTAAATAGACCTAACATTACTCCCCCATCTAATAATAAACAGCCAACATATGTAACTAAAGCGCCCAAGAAATAGGGCGCTTTAATATTTATATTATATACTATTAATACATTATGGCCACTATACAAGATCCAACAGATCCAACACAGTTAAATGAACTATGGAACAAATATGTTCAATTGTTGGAGCAAGCAGGAAAATATTCAACAGCTCAAGCTAAAGCTATGGCTGATGCTGCTAAAAATGCTGGACTTTTACAGGTTAGTTATAGTGCATTTAAAAAAGAATTAAATGATACTGTTTTTGCTTCTGACTCATTAGCTAAAAGTTTTCGTGAAACCTTAGCTGAATTAAAAAATCAAAATGTAGCTCTTCAAGTAGGCAAATCAGTGTTTAAAGATCTTACCAATGTTGCCTCAGACTTATCTTATTTTCAACGAGGTATTGTAGATTTAGAAGATAGACATTTTAAGAAAAAACAGCAATCTCTAGATATAAGTAGAGATAATTTAGAAAATATAAAAAAACAGCTAGAAGGAATTAATGGCCTATACAATAAACAAAGTTTATTAGAAAGATTACAAAAGGCTCGAGATAAAGATGTATTAACCTCTTCTCAAAAGAAATATCTTGCAGAACTAGAGAAAGAAGAAGATTTACTCAATGCCGCAAATAATGCTTTAGAAGAAGGGTTAGATACTTTACAACGTGAATTAGATATATCTAAACAAATATATGAAGTACGAGAAGACTTAGGTGGATTAGCAGGAGCGGCGGCTGCTACTATTTCACAGTATGGTGGTGATTTAGCTAGATTTTTAAAAATAGATGATGCATTAGAAGCTACTAGAAAATATAACCAAGATGCTATTAATAATGCTTTAACTAATAAAAAAGTACTTAATGATATACGAAATATTGATAAGGACAGAGTTAAAGCTAATCAAGATTTATTAGATGCACAAGAACAGCTTGCAAATGGTAATATTACAGCTGCTCAATTAATCGAAAAGAATAAAGAAATAACACAGCAACTAGCTAGTCTTGATGAGAAAGAATATAAAATAAAGCAAGCTGCTATTGAAAGTGCTAGCAGAGGATTAACAGGTTTTATTAATAAATTTAAATCATTAGGTGTACTAATACAAGGCCTAGGAACAGGACTCAGGAAAGCATTAACTGATCCTATCACTATAATAACCTTCTTTATAGGAAGAGCGCTTGAAGCTAATAAACAAGCAGTTGAAATAGGAAAATCATTAGGTATTAGTGCAGATGCTGCTAGTCGATTGCGAGAAAATTTTATAGAATACTCCAATACAGTTAATGATAATTTTATTAATCAAACAAGATTAGTAAAAGCTCAAAACGAATTATCAAAATCTATAGGATTATCTGTTAAATTTAGAGAAGAAGATTTAGCTACTTTTTCTCGCTTAACCGAATTACAAGGATTATCAAGTGAAGAAGGAGCCAAACTTCTCAGAATAGCTTCTGTTACAGGTAAAGATTATAAAAAATATCTTAACGATGTAGCTAAATCAGCATACTATGCTTCCGTTAATACTAAACAAAATATTACTAGTAAAGAAGCATTACAAACTATTAGTAAATTAAGTGCAGGTATATTAATTAAATTTCGTGGCAATACAGATGCACTAGTAGGTGCCGTAGCTGAAGCTAAAAAATTAGGATTAACATTAGATCAAGTAGATAAAGTTGGTGAGTCATTATTAAATTGGGAACAATCAATTGAAAATGAGTTAAAAGCCGAACTATTAACTGGTCGCCAAATCAATCTAGAAAGAGCTCGCTACGCTGCTTTAACTGGAGACCAATTAACTTTAACTAGGGAAATAGCTAGTCAAGTAGGAACATTAGCAGAATATGAAGGAATGAATGTTTTAGCTCAACGTTCATTAGCTGAAGCATTCGGTTTAAGTAGAGAAGAAATGTCTGAAATGCTTCTCCAGCAAGAGCTTATCAACAAATACGGAAAGGATGCCGTTGATATT